GAACTGCTGTCTGGGCCACTACGACCCGTACCCTCACGGCGGCGACCAACATCACCAGCACCGGCGGGACCGTGACCCTTGACGGGTCAGGCTATGTGACCTACGCCAACGCCGCACCGCCGACCGCCGCCGCCATTGCAGATGCTGTTTGGGACGAAGCGACCTCCGGACATACTTCGGCGGGGACCTTCGGCGAGCAGTGCGCTACCGACATTGACGCCATCCTTACCGACACCGCCGAGATCGGGGCGGCCGGGGCTGGCCTGACGGCAATCCCCTGGAATTCTTCCTGGGACGCCGAAGTGCAGAGCGAAGTGTTTGACGCCCTGGACGCTGCGTTTACGGATGCGACGGGCCTGACAAGCAACGGACTCCTTGACAGGATCAGGACGCTGGGATGGATCCTGCGGAACAAGATTGAAGTGACAGACGCTAACGGCAATACGGTCATTTACAAGGACGATTCAACAACTGCGGCCTTTACTGTCAGCTCCATGCTTACCGATGATTCAACAACCACCACCCGCTTGAGGGCTGCATAAGGGAGGGAGGCGATGGACTTCAAGAGACTGATCGAGCCTTACCAGGAAAACGGGCGGACCCCGGAGGGCCAAATGAAATGGCTGCTGTCAAAGGGAATTCCTCAAGCCAATGTGGACCAAGCCATGCTCTACGTCTACAACGAGATTGAGGGCGGGAAGAAATTCGAGAACGGCCACGAACTCGACCGTTACCTGCTCGAAAAGGCCAAGGAGTTTCAGCAGTCGGACGTTGAGGCCAACGTGAAGCGCCTGCAGGAGTTTTTTGAAAAGTTCAAAGAAGGGTGGCAGGAAGAAATGAAGCGCCAGAACCGTCCCGGTTTTTGGCAGCGTGTTAAAGCGGTGTTTGCTCCATGAATTATCTGCCGTTTGTTAGCTGGGGCATGTACGCGGGCGCCGGGGTCGCGGCGGCCAGGAGGGCAAACTACTTTGCGTCCTGGGGGCTGATGGAGATCCTGCCGACAATATCGGGAATGATCGGCGCGGCCATGTACTACTACCGGAGGATGATGGAGTGAACTTCAAGGCTGTCGTCGGATGGGGATTCTACGGTGCGGCAACGTCAACGCAGCGTGCGAATTTGTGGAGCTCCTGGGGCCTCATGGAGAGCCTTCCGGTTGCAACGCCATCCGCAATTGTATCGTTTCTGGAATCGCTGCCGCTCAGGTTCTGGAACCGTATCCTAGGCAGAGCTCAATTGCAGAAGTCGCAATTCGGGAAAATGTGAAGAATGGAGCGCGGCGATGTCGGAAAACGCATGGATTTTGGTGGTTGGAGCACTGCTAACTGCGCTGCAATTGCTGGCCATGTTCATTTTGCAGCTCATACACAAGAAAATAGCCCTCGTATGCTCAACAAACGCCGCGGAGCACAAGGAGCTGCAGAAGAGGCTCTACGGGCATCGCCACGATAAGGACACGGGGGACGTGGTCGTTCCCCACGAGGTTGCGTGATGAAGGCGGAAGACCGGCATCATTTCATGGACCTGTCAGAGGACAAGATCCTGGCCCTGTGCATCTATTTCGAGGCTCGCGGGGAACCCTTGGCCGGCAAGATCGGCGTCGGATCCGTTGTCCTCAATAGGGCCGATAGGAACGGCATGTACGGTTCAGGCATTCACGGCGTTATTACCAGGCCGGCGCAGTTCTCGTGGCTGAACTCCGCTCCGCCGCAGGCCGCGCAGGATCCCCAGTACGACGAGGCGGTCCGCATCGCGGCAACATTCGACGGCGAATGCACGCGAAACGAGGCATTGCGGCAGTGTGCGCGGCTTGCCTGGCAGCTCCTGTCCGGCGAGATCAAGCGCAACACGGAGGCGCTGCATTACATGACGGGGGCCCTGTACCGCTCGAAAAAATGTCCGCGGTGGGCAAAATCCATGGCGGTTGAGAAAGTGATCGGGAACCATGTGTTCCTCGTATGATGGAGATAAAGATGCCGAAACCGACGAAGGGCGAAACGAGATCTCAATTCATCCAGCGGTGCGTCCAGGTACTGCGCCAGGAGGAGCCGGGCAAGCCCCTGCGCGAATGCCTGGGCAAGTGCTACGGGCTCTGGCGGCAGGCGCACCCGGACGACGAGACCGCGCAGGGGAAGAAAAGGCAAGGGGGGTAGGCCATGAAGTTCGAGGTCTGCGTCATGCACGCGCTGTGCGCCGCGGTCATCCTGGTCCTGGCGCTCTGTGTGGTGACAATCATAGCGGGAGGGCTGTGGTGTTATGAAAAAGTCAAGGAAATCGTCCAGAAGGTGGCAGAAGCCAAAGGAGGCGCGGCCGGAAGACCAGAGGCAGACATCCCTGTTCTGCAAGGGGCAGAAGGCCGTGACGGATGAATACCGGGCCGGCTACGACCGGATCCGGTGGGACAACTAACTGATCTCTGACAACCGGGCAGCTACTCCCCTGGTCGGCCAGCCAGGGGGGCGAGCATGAGAATTAGGGCGGCTGTGAGGAGCCTCACCTTCTCGCTGTCGCCCTTTTTCTTTGCCCAGGACAACGAAAGGAGCGGAGAAGTGAAAACGAATCGGTTCGCAATGATGGCGCTGTTTTTGGCCGTGGCCTTCGTGGCCGGCTGCGCCGGCGCCCAGCTCAAGAATCCGGCCGACATGACGCCCAAGGAAAAGGCGATCCTGGTGATGAAGCTCTACAACAAGCAGGTCGCGGACGTTCTGGCCATGGAAAAACAGGCCGTGTCTCCCGAGCTCAAGGCGCTCGTCGAGAAGAAAAAGGAGTTCCTGCGGCAGGCCGCCGTCCCCATCGACATCTATGTCGGCTACATCGACGGGGGTATGCAGCCCACGGAGGCCATGGAATCCCAGATCGTCGCCCTGATCGACAAGCTGCTGCTCGAGAAGTAAGGAAGGAGGCCCAGACATGGATCCCGTAACCGCATTTGCCGTCGCGTCGGCGCTCAAGCTCGTCATCACGGGCGCGTTTACCCTGGCCGAACAGGCCGGCATGAAGCCGGAAGAAGTCGAGGAGTGCTTCCGGAAGACCAGGGAGGAATACGAAGCGGCCAAGAAGGCCCTCGGATAGATCCCCTACCTCCTCATTCATCCCCCAGGGAGGGGGAGTCCGCAGCCTCCCCTCCCCTCCACCAGGAGGCCGCGGTGGGCTGGCTGACGCAACTGAATTCGACGAAGCTCGACGAAAGGCGCAACCTTTGGCGCCTGGATTCCGAGCTGCGCTATTTCGACGAAGGCCTCGAGAAGCTCTTCGTGGTGCCGGAGGGGTTCAGGACGAATTTCGCCACCCTCTACATCTGCGCCGGCCGGTTCGTGTTTCGGATCCCGCTCGCATACTGGCTGGCCGCCGATCTGGGGGACGCGGCCGCCACGGTTCACGACATGCTTTACACCCTGCAGCCAGCGGGCATTACCAGGGCAGACGCAGACGGCGTCTTCCTGCGGGCCCTGATCGATTGCGGAGTGCCTCGGTGGAGGGCGTTTCTGATGTGGGCAGGCGTCAGGCTGTTCGGCTGGACGGTCTGGCGCAAGGTCATCCGCGACAAGAACCGCGGGGTCATGGAGGACCCAATAGAACAAACGATTTTTTGAGGAGGAGGCGATGGACAACGACACCAAGGTCACCCTGATCGGAACCGTGAAGAACATCTCAGCCCTGCTGGCCGTGTTCGGGCTGCCGGAGATCGATCCGGCATACCAGATGAAGATCGTGCAGCTCGTGGCCGTCGCGTACCTGGGGCTCGGGATCTTCCGGGACTTCTTCACCAACAAGCCCGACGCCGCGGTTCTCGACAGGCTCGAGGCAATCCTGGCGCGGCTGAAAGGAGCCCAGTGATGTCCGGCAAGAAGTTCACCCTGGAGCAGATCCGCGAAATGCACGCGAGATACCAGCGGACCTATGTCCTCTCGGTGCTGAAGGGCGGCAAGTGGGTCCATACGGTACTGGACGGCAGGCAGTTGCCGGCCATCGACGGGGTCCAGGCCAAGCGCCAGCCGCTGAAAAACGTCATGCCTTTCGACAAGTACATGGAGGCCTACGGTGCCTGAAATCATCTACCAGACACCCGAGGAGCTCATCCCCGGAGAGGACCAGCAACTGCAGGAGACGCCACCGGATCGCCCCGATTTCGAGAAGCTGATCAAGCACTGCATGGACCTGTACGAGCTCTTCAAGAAATCGAAGTACCGCGAGAAGGTGAAGAAGGAGATCCTAGAGTCGCGTCGCGTCTACGACCAGATCTCGCAGAAGACGGACTTCCCCTGGCCGGACGCCTCCAACCTCGTGCTGCCGCTATACGCGATCACCCTGGACAACCTCGAGCCGCGGATCGTTGCCGCTCTCATGGGCCGGGAACCTATCGTTTCGTTCCAGCCTCCGGAGACAACGCAGAAGGACGACGTTATCCGGATGTTCGAGGACTGGTGGCACAAGGAGCTAAAAAACGTCATCGGCATCGATGAGTTTGGCCGGCGTGCCGTTCACAAGCTCCTGCTGGAGGGAACGATCTTTCCGCTCCCGAGCTACGTTGTCGAGAGCGAAAAGCGGGTCGATTTCGCGTTCGATGAAGCCGGCAACGTCCTTTTCGATGATAGCGGAGCCCCTGTCATGCAGGACATCGAGGAGCCGGTGTTCGAGGGCGGGCACATAGAGCTCGTCCCGTTTGAAAAGCTGTATTTCCCGGACAACATCGGCACGATCCAGGAGTGGAACGCCTGCGACAAGATCCGCGAACTCGAGATGACGTATGCCGAGCTCTGGTCGCTCAAGGACCAATCGGACGCCGGCTGGATGGATATCGGGCCCTGGCTGTTAAGCCATGTCAATAAGGATGGACAAAGCGCCGGCGCGAAGGAATCCATCGCGGAAAATGTCTACGGTGCGTCTGTTACCGGGAAGGAAGTTCTGGACCTGATCGAGTGCCATATCACCTATCCGATCTATCAGGACCAGCACGAGCAGGACGAATCGAAGCACCGCGATTTCCGCGAGGAGCGGATCCTTGTCACCATCGCCACGCAGTCGCGCCGGGTCGTGCGCTACATCCTGCAGCGCGACGTGTTCTTCCCCAACCGATCCATGATCAAACGGATCCGCCTATTCCCGGAAGACGGCGTCAGCTGCGGCAAGCCCCTGTACTCCAAGATGAAGGCGATCCAGGAGGGCGCGTCCGACCTCTTCAATCTGCTGCTCAACATTGCCTACATCGTGGCGGTCCCGTGGTTCTTCTACGAGGAGAAGGCCGGCGTGACCGGGGAAAAGAGAATCTATCCTGGGGCCGGCGTCAAGGTTGACAGCGTCAGGGGAATTGTATTCCCGCAGTTCCAAGTAAGCCCCGCGGAGCTGATACCGGTCATCCAGACGCTCTTCACTCTCTGGGAGCGCGTGGGCAATATCGGTGATCTGCAAATCGGGCGCCTGTCGAACAAGGGAAACACGGCCACGGAGGTCCTGCAGACCATCCAGGAAGGCAATATCAAGTTCAACTACTCCGCCACGACCATCAAGGACGAGTTCGTTGACCTGATCCGGGCCCTCTATGACCACTACTACCAAAACATGCCCATGGACAAGACGTTCAACTGGAACGGACAGCCCGTGATCCTGCCGCGGAAGGCCATGCGCTCCGGATGGAAATTCGTCCTGGCCGGCTCGACGGAGCAGGCCAACAAGCTGATCGAGCGCAAGGAGAACGAAGACCTGTACGGGCTTCTCCGGAGCGACCCGCTGGCAAACGGTCCGGAAATTCTCAAGGATCTGCTCAAGAGCTACGGGCGCACGGAACTGGAACGGTACATCAACCCGGCTGTAAGCATGATCCTGTCGGCTCTCCAGCAAGCTCCAGAGATTGTCCAGGTGATCCAGAAGTACATGCAGACCAAGGCCGAGACGCAGGCCATGATTGAGGGCGCCGGCGAGGAAATCCAATGACGAAGCAAGACATCCTTTTCGACTCCGGCTGGGCCCCTTACCGGGAAATGGAAATCGAGGCTGGAATCGCCATGCTCCGGGAGATCTGGGGCGGCGATTTCTCGCCTGACTATATCCGGGGAGCAGTCGAAATGCTGCGGCGTATCATCCTGCTCCCGCATCACATGGCTGCGACCCCGGAGGCAAAAGAACGGGCAGAGGCTCTCGTCAAGGCCTCGTTTTCCGCCCTGGAGCTGAAGCTCCTGCGGCGAGCTCTGTTCGGTAACGATATGCCGGCCGCAGGGCCGAGTAAACCAGAGGAAGGAGATTGATCATGCCGGAAGATTTCGAGCAGGACGGACTCGTCAACGACGACCCCGGCGTAACCGGGGATGACGGGGACGACCTCCTCTCCGTCGTGTCCCTGGAAGGGGACGAAGGCGACGGGGAAGAACGCGGAACCGACAAGGGGAAGAAAGAACCCACGTCGGTGAAGGACATGGACCCCGAGGTGCTCGCAGCGCATCTCGCCAGGGCCCAGGAGCACATTAACAATCTGAACAAGGCTCTTCACGAGGAACGGCAGGCCAAGAAAAAGGCCGCGGAAAAGAGCGGAGAACCTGCATTCACCAAGGCGCAGCTCAAGGAACTCTGGACGGAGCACCGCGACGATCCGGATGTGCTGTTTAACATCCTGAGCTACATGGCCGACGAGACGGCCCGGAGCGCTCAGGCGAAAGCTGTTGACCAGGTCGAGCTCGTCAACAAGAAGAAGGAAGTGGACGACTACCTGGCCCAAAACTTTCCGGATCTCGCAAACGATTCGTCCCCGCTACGCGCCGGCGTGGACAAGGCGAAGCAGGAGCTCATGCTGACCGATCATCCCTTCGGGGACATCTTGGCTCTCGGGCTCAACAACCTTTTGAACCTGCCGCAGACCGTCAAGGCTGCATACGAGATGGGAAAGAAGGAAGCCCAGGGAGGTGTTAAGCCGATGGACCGCAGAAGGGAGAAAATCAATGCCGGCAATCTGCCGAAGGGGAAGACCCCGAAGGTCGATGCCGAGGGCATGGGAAGCGAAATCCAGAGCCCGGAGATCATGGACGTGGCAAAGCGTATCGGCCTCTCAAAGCAGGGCCAGCAGATCTACGCCAAGATCTTGAAGAACTCAAAAACCCGTTCCGTAACCGTGGAGGGATAGCCGATGAGAACGAGAAAAGCGACTGCGCAGAAAACCCCTGATCCCGTTCCGGATCAGGCTCCCGTCCAGCCCGTGGACAGCTCCCAGCTGACGCCGGAGGAGCTGGCCATCGCGAGACGAGTAGCCGCCGAGGGCCCCATCCTGGACCACGGCGAAGAGGGAATGGTGGATTTCTCCCTGACGGAAGACCCGCTGAAGCTCCCCGAGCCTGCTCTCAAGGAGCAGAGAGAAAAGCGTCTTGCGTTCCGTTGGATTCGCAGATCTCCGGAGCGGATCGATCAGGTCCGTAACGCCTCCCCGCCGCTCAAGTGGTGGATCTGCAACCGCACAACGACCCCGTTTCTCTCCAAGTACGTCGATCCGGTTCTCGGCGCCGTCGTGCGCCTGGACCTGATCCTCGTCTGCAAGCCCTGGAGCCATTTCATGGCCGAGCATCGGGCCAAGCTTGAGCTGGCCGAGATGGGCACGGCAAGCACGATCAAGGCGAAAGACGGTCAGTCGGACGGAAAGCGAGACAGTTATGAATGGACCGGAGGGACGCGGACGGAAGACTCTCCGCAGCCTCTCCGGGCGGAAATCACGAGGTCGGCCCCGCTGCTGGTCGAAGGCAGGGACTTTGATGACAGCGGATTGATCGACTCTGGCGCGGGAGGCGATAACGACATCATCGCAGATTAAGGAGTTTTAACCATGGCAAACACCGACGCCCCCTTCGGGTTCATCCCCTACGGGCAGTTGCTCGGAGCCAACTGGTATCCGGTGGCGACTGCCTACGGGACGGCGATTTTTGTGGGAGACTGGGTCGAGATCACCAACACCGGCCTGGTCTGCAAGATTTTCGATGGCGAGACGCGCATGGGCGTCGAGATCGACGCCACCGGCGCGGCCGGAGACGAGCTCGGGGCCGTCCTGGCGATTCTCGACCACAACGGCGACCCCGTGAAGTACCTGCCGGCATCTTCCGCCGGCGACGGCGTCGTGGCCGGCTACGTCCTCGTGGCCGACCATCCGCTCCAAGAGTACCTCGTCCAGGAGGACGGGGAAACGACTCCCATCGCGGCAGCTTCCGTCGGCCTCAACGTGGCCATGATCTCGACGCACAGCGGGAGCACGGTCACGGGCCGCAGCAAACAGGAAATCGACAGCGACAGCGTCAACACGACCAATACGCTGGCGCTTCGGATCCTGCGCTCGTACAAGGACGATACCGTCGGCAGCGCATACTGCCGCTGGATCGTGCAGCCCAACCCCAACGCTCACTTCAAGAGCAGCGCAACGGCCATTTAATGGAGGTGAAGAGCTATGTGGACCAGATCGAGATTTCTGAACGAGTACGTCCCCGGACTCTTTGCCCTGGCCGTTGATTCCTACATCACCAGCAGGGCGGAATCCATGTGGGAGGACATGTGCACCATCAAGACTTCCGCCAAGAAGAAGGAAGAGGACTCCATCCGTTCCGGGCTTGGCCTGCCGGTCAAGAAGGGGGAAGGAGCTCCCATCAGCTATGACACCCAGATCGAAGGCGGCAAGCAGACCTGGGTTCACAGCGTGTGGGCCCTCGCCGTGAGACTCACGGAAGAGGCCATCGACGACAACCTCTACGACCTCCGTGGTGGCGGGAATGCCGACGAGCTTTCGTCCATGTTCCGCGACCTCGGGGAGGCGATGAACGAGAACATCGAGGGCCAGATGGCGAAGTTCCTGGTCTACGGCACGGCGACGACCTACCACACCACCAGGGAGTCCAAGGCCCTTTTCGCCACGGACCATCCGCGTCTCGACAGCTCGACCTTCTCCAACAAGCTGACGGCCTCGGATCTCACCTATTCGAGCTTCTGGGCCGCCGTGGTGGCTGCCGAAAACCAGTTCAACCATCGGCAGTACAAGATCAAGAAGAAGATCAAGAACCTCTGGTTCCCCCCGCAGCTCGAGAAGCAGGCGAGGGAGATTCTCCAGAGCCCGGACCGCCCGGACACGGCGAACCGCGCCATCAACGCCTACGCCAAGAGCGGCCGCAACATCGGACTGAAGTCCTGGCCGCACCTGACGGACACGGATGCGTGGTACCTCCAGCTCGACGGCCGGGGGATCATCTTCTTCTGGCGCCGCAAAACGAGGTTCGGCCGCGAGCAGGACTTCCAGACCGGCGACTGGATGTGCAAGGCGGACCAGAGATGGTCGGCCGAAATCGCGGACGAGCGAGACTGGTTCGGGAACGTCCCGGCCTAAAAAGGAGGTTCCACTATGAGCACGAGCAATCTCACCATCGGGCCGTGGAACGTCCTGGGAGGACTTGTCCTCCCCTCGACCCAGGGGAACGTCTGGCATGTCAAGCCCTACTCGGGCTCGGACGGCAACGACGGGAAAACCCCCGAGACGGCCGTAAAGACCCTGACCAGGGCCCTCGCGTTGGCCACGGCGGACCAGAACGACATCGTCCTGCTGTATGCCGAATCCAACACGGGGACCTACACGACGGACTACCAGACCACGACGCTGGACTGGAACAAGGACCTCGTACACCTGATCGGCGTCGGGGCCCCTGCGCCCATGTCCAAGCGGTCGAGAATCGCCTGGGATTCCACGGCGGCGTCGTCCTCCGACATCCCGCTGTTCACCCTGTCGGCGGACAACTGCCTGATCTACAACATCGGGTTTTACAGCGGCATCGACGATGCCAACATGATCGGAGCGGTCAAGGTGACCGGCAGCCGCAACGTCTTCAAGGATTGCCACATCGCCGGGATCGGCCACGACACCAACGATGCGGCCGGCGCTTACTCCCTCATGCTCGACGGGGCACAAGAGTGCCTGTTCGAGCGGTGCTACATCGGCCTCAACACGATTGATGCTGGCACGGCAGCCAATTCGGAGATCCTGATCGACGGCGGCGCGAAGAACTGCGAGTTTTACGAATGCAAGATCTACCGGCGCATCGAACATGCGACGAACCATCCGCTCGTGAAGCTCGCTGACGCAACGGCCATCGACGAGTTCATTCTGTTCACCCGTTGCGGATTCATTCACACGGCAACCAACTACGGCATCACGGCCGGCGGCGTGTTCAAGCTGGCCGCGGATCTCACTCAGGGCCTGATCATTCTCGACAACTGCTATGCGGTCAACGACAATGCGTCCGGCGCCGGAAAGTGGGACGTGGATGACCGGGACAAGATCTGCGTGATCGCCTCCCCGACGCCGGCGGCCGACACGGCGGGTCTGATCCGGGTCGTGTAAGATGTCAACTGTCTAGCCGAACCGAGGGGCGGCGGTACGCCGCCGCCCCCACATTCCAGCGAGGAAGGAAATGGCAAAGGCCAGGCCTGCATCCGCCGCAAAGAAGCCGAAGAAAAGGTCCGCTCGGGCGCATCCGCCGGAAGAGCATCCGGCCGGCGTCGTTGCGGATGCCGTTCCGGAAACGACCCGCGAAAGCGACGCTGCCATCAGGGAAGGTAAGGCCGACATCGGGAGCATTGTCTGGAGGCACAGATGAGCGTCCGCAGATCCGGAGGGGCGGCCTCCGAAATCCATCTCGACTCCGACCCCTTGGCGGAAGGAATCGTCCAGGTCGGCGGAACGGCGACGTTCACGGACAGGCGGCAGGAGTTCCGGAGCTGCGGCGTCGATCCGGGCCTGAGCCTGTACTGCGAAAATGTCACGGATGGGTCTGCCGGAACGGTAACGGGGGCCGACGAGAACACCGTGACTTGCGCCCTGTCTGGAGGATCGGCAAACGTCTGGGCGGCCGGCGATGCCTACAAGATTTACAAAACGTCGACGAAGGATTCCGAGATCTCGAAGATCTGGATCGACAGGCGTGCCGGCAGGAAGGTCACCGGGAAGGATCGGCTGGAAAAGGGCATCCTCCCGGAAGATATCGATCTGGACGAGTACAGGGACAACATCTTCGGGCCGGGGCAGCCCGAGAGGAGTTAGCGCATGGGCAATACGGCTGGCGTTTATGGGGGCCTGCACCTGGATGTCCTGGAGCGGCTCGTACTGTGGGAGATGGGACAGGTCCAAGGCACAACCGTCAGTTACAGCGTCTATCCCAGATGGCTGATCCGTCAAAAGCTCAACGACAGGCAGAACACATTCGTCCAGGAGACGCATTGTCTGCGCCGGCTGGCTCTGATCCCGACAGTCCAAGGCCAACGCCTGTATCGTCTGCCGTCGAATTGCATCGACGACGGCGTGATCAATGTGAAGCTCTTCACGTCATCGACGGCATACGATGAGCTCGAGATTCGCGATGTCGATTGGCTGGATACTCACCGCGCCGGCTGGCTTACGGCCGAGGAGTCAACCCCAGAGCTGGCCTATCACGGCGGGTCGATGGGATCCATCCCTCTTCTCGGAATCTATCCGCCGCCCAACGCAACTGGCGTCGCCTATGCGACAGGCACGGATGTCGGGATCTCTGTCGGAACGGCCCTCGGAACGACGCAGCAATCGCTGTATGGGACAGCAACGGGAGGATCCGGCACGACGCTGGTCGATACGGGCACGGCATTTACGAACTACGGGCTTGCGGCCGGAATGTGGGTCCGAAACATCACGGACGGCAGTTCGGGGATGATAACGGGCGTCGCAACGAATACGATCACATGCTCCGGAGGGTTCTCCGGAGGTTCCGCGAATGCGTTTTCGGCCGGCCACAGCTATGTGATCCTTGCCGGCGAATACGCCGTCAGAGTCGATCACGAGCGCGAGGTCTACATATACGGCAACCGTCACGGGGCCCTGGGCGATATCACCGTTCCGGAAAACACGCTGCTCGTCGAATATGTGCCGTTCCCGGTTCAGTTTCGATGGGACGAAACGGCGACTGATGCCAATCAAGGGAATGCCTATGCTTACCCGGAGATCCCGCGCAACTACCACAAGGCCCTCTATTGGGGCGTCGTGAGCGATCTGCTTCGGACCTTCCATCAGCAATCAAAGGAATTTGAGAGAGCGACATATTACGAGGAACTCTTTCAAGCGGCAGTATCGCAAGCGAAAGAGAATAAGGACCGCCGGCCGTTCAAGGAGAAAGAAGTGTACGTTGTTCCAGCCAAGAGGTGATCATGCCGTCTGCTCTTCTATTTTTCCATAAGGGGCTAACAGCCGATGCCGTTGATTGGTTCATGGAGCCTGGGCATATTCCCTATTTTTTGCCAGATGGATCAGCTCGAGGACAGTCATTTTATTGGTGCATGACAGATGGAAGGCTGGACCTGACATATGGTCTTAAAAAAGTAACGGTAACGGACATGGAGGCGACGTGTTTCGACCTCTACAAAATGGGTCCGTACATTTGGAATTTCACGATGTTTCGGCTTTACAATATATATGTCGGAGGCTCTTCTCCGCCTCACGGTGTTGTTACCGAGTATGGGAAATATCTGGCAGCTGTAAGCCAATTCAAAACCGCCAGATACAAAAAGTTTTGCATCCACAAAAGGAATTACAACAATCTTTACAACCATTTGATGGTTGACGAAGACGGCAATGCTTTTTTTGCCGCCGTCAATAACCCATCCGGCGCTCCGTCTGGGTCTGCCGGGGCCGCTGGAAGTCCAAACGGCGTCTACAAGCTGTATTATTCGTTTTTAATCACATATCCGAATGGGATGGTGTATGAGACTGGGCTGTCTCCGGCAAGTGGTGACGTGACGGTGACAAATCAGCAAATCAATTGGACGGGTATAGGAACATGCCCATCGCAGAGATGGTCATCGACCCCCTCCGGATATGGCATTGACCCAACCATACACAGAAAGCTGTACCGCGGCCCTGGAACCGGAGGCACGCTGGCAGACATTTATTATGTCGCAACGATCACAAACAATTCTTCCACGACATATACAGATAACAATTCCGATGCGACATTGATAGCAAATGGAGTATGCCGAGTGAAGGATTTTATCCCGATGCATGGGGCATCGGGGACGAATTATGCTCATATCTTTGAGTTTCACAACGGGCGTCTTTATGAGGCTGATGCACAATATCCGTGGAGAATGAACTATTCGGAACCTGCGTATGGTGACACCGCAGCAGCAAACGAAAACATTCTCCCCATCGCCCGCAAGGCAACAAACTGGAACGACATCAGGCCGGCAGGATTGCCAGGAGAAAACAGAATCACGGCGCTGGTTAGTTGGGGATCTACTCTTTATATCGGAACTCAAAGCGGATGGATAAAAAAAAGTGGGGAATCTCCCTCGACATGGGTTCTAAGGAAAACAAACGCCATCCACGGGCCAATTAGCCAGAACGGAATCGCAATCTCTTCTTCTCCATTCGGAATTATTTACTTTACGAAGGGACCGATGGGCGAAATCAGGCTGGCTTTGTTCGATGGCGATACGAGCCGGATCATCGGCAGCCCAAAGTACGATAAAATATTTGATTACTTATTGAACGGCAGTGATGAACTTCACCTTTCCTTGAGAATATCAGGGAATCTTCTTTATATCGAAAGAATAGGATTGGTCATTGATCTGAGCCGTTGGCCTGACTTGAGAATGTGGAATACACAGCTGCACGGCATGTGCAGGCTACTCGTTCCCGAGCAGACCTATGGAGCGCCAGCTGATATCGATTATGCCTATGTGTGCAATGGCCAGAGCTTGTTCAAAAAGCAATATGCCTTTTGTGATGGCACGGAAGATCGCTGGGTTTATGCCGGGCAAATCCATTATCCGTTTAGCACGCCTCTGTTTTTCGGTGACCTGCAGAGCATAAATAAGGTCAAGGTCTTGAAGGAATTGATAGTTAGGATGGATTTGCCGAAAAATTCCACAGCTCCACGATTCGTTACCTACGGCGGCATCCAGGTTTCGCTAGACAATGAAGGAACATGGATGCCATGGGGTCAAGATGGAACAAGATATTATCCAATAACCAGC